GCATGTTGCCCCATACTGAAACAGTCCAGTTTCTAATATAGTTGAAAACTCTACGTGTTGTATTGGATATTCCGTTCCATATTGTAGTGATTCCACGCCACATTAATCTAGCTAATCCTACTACTCTATTTCTTAAGTTTGTCCATACTGAAACTATAAAATTACGAACTGCATTGAACACAGTTATTGATGTGCTTCTAATCAAGTTCCAAGCTCCACGTATTCCTGTCCAAATCAATCTTGCAAGAGCTACTACTCTTGTTCTGATGTTAGTCCAAACAGATACCGCAAAATTGCGCACTGCGTTAAATATTGTAATAGTAGATGACCTAATTAAATTCCAAGCACCTCTGATGCCCGACCATACTAGACGAGCTAATGCAACCACTCGAGTTCTAATGTTCGACCATATGAAGACTACGAAATTACGCACCGCATTGAAAACTATTGTTGTTCCTGTTCTCAAAAGGTTCCATGCTGCCATTACTCCCGTTCTGATAAGTCTAGCATAAAATAGAACTGATGTCCTGATTGCTGACCATATGAAAGTAAAGAATTTTCTTAGCCCACCAAATATTATACGGATTCCACCAACTAATGCAGTGAATGCCACTCTTACTCCAGTTGTTAATAAGCGTACCCAATACATGGTTGTGTTTCTAATTCCTGACCATACAACGCCCCAAACTGCTTTCAAAAGTATTCCGATATATCTAAAGAACCCAAGCATAGCATAAAATCTAGCTTGAACTATTATTATAATTCTTCCAAATAGATTACCCACAATAGAAACCAAACCATTCCATATAGCGCCCCACACGCTTCTGAATAATCCTCCTGCGGTTCTGAGCCATCCTACTAATCCATTCCATGCTGGATATAACCACGCTAAGAATTGACCCCATTTTGCTTGGAACCATGCACTAATATTACCGAACACAACTCCCCAGTCTATTGGTTTTATCTTAGTATTTAACCATACCAATGCTGCAATCAATGCTGCTATTCCTGCTATTACTGCTACAACTGGTAATGATATCGCACCTAATGAGACACCAAAAACCCCTAGTAAGCTACTAATCATAATTATTACTGGTGCTACTTGCCATACTATACCAATAAGTCCTGCTAGTGCCCCAACAAGTATTCCTACTGCTGGGTATTTAGTTATCTCTTTGAAAAACTCTGAGAAAGCTACTGCTGTCTCTAACATAAATTGACCAACAGGTGCCAACCCTACTAATAAGTTAACAAAGATACTTCCTAAGTTTTTAAGTAGTTCCCATACTTTAGGACCATTTTCCTCTAAGTAAGCTATAAAGTTTTTAAACCCTTCTGTACTTGACAAGTTTTTTGCCCAATCTTGGAACGACTGAGTTACACCTTGCATTCCTTTCATTACAGTTTCAGAATGTCCTGAGAATGCTTGGAATAAACTTATGATTCCACCGAACACATTGCCGAATATGTCTAATGTGATTGGTAAATTTCGTTTTGTATATTCTATAAATCTTGCTACTCCACTGTTTGTATCTGCACTATTTGCCCACTTATTAAATTTATTAGCCATGTCTTCTAACATGCCCGACATATATGTGAACAACGGTGAAAATTGTGTTACTAGATTTGCTACTCCATCTGTAACTTTAAATACAGCATTTAAGATATTTTGGAAGACTCGAGGTCCAATATCATTTAATACTCTAAACACCGCTTGCATATTTTTAGAGTTTGTAACCCAATCTTTCATCCTTGATGAAAATGCCGATATTTGATTTGCTGTTTTAGTTAAGAATGGATTTAATGTTGTTAGTGCATATCTGGCTATATTGATACCATTTGCCATAGTGTTAAATATTGCTCCACTATTTGCCTGTACTAACGCTTTCCATTGATTCTGTAGTCCTGATAGAGATGATTTGTAATGAGTTAAAGCTCCACTTGCGCCCATTGTTCCATCTTCCACCATTTGCAGAGCAGTTTGTGCTTGTCCTGTAAATGCTTTAACAGCTATTCCTGCTATACCAAAAGCTCCACCGATACCAATAGCTCCACCTGCTAGAGATGTTGCCATGCCACCTACACCAGCTAGTACACTAATTAAACTACCAGCGATTGGAACTAATGTGGATATATTTTGAATAAGTCCACCTATACCCATTCCACCAATAACCAAGCCGATATTACGGAAACTAGAACCTAATCTGTTGATTGTTGCACTTGCTTTATGTGATGCTCTAGCAAGGGTGTTCATTCCCTGTCTAGTTCTAGTCCCAGCATATGTCATTCTGCTCATTCCAGCTGCGACTCTGCCAGAACTTCCTGTCACCCTGTCCATTGACGCACTTACTCTTTGTTGTTTTAAAATTAAATCCTCATGTTTTTTCTGTACATTTTGAATAATTGTTGCTTGACGGTGATACACTGTTGAGTTTTCACTTACTCTATCTTTCAGAGAAGCTAGTGTCGCCTTTTCTTTTTCCATTATTATATTGTTGTTTCTTATTTGTTGACCTAATCCTGCATATTGTGTTTTTAATATGCCAAGTCTATTACCCATTGTTTTATAATGCTGTACTGCTTTTTTATTACTTACTTCAAGCTCTCTTTGTCTGATGTTTAGGTCTTTTGTGCTTGAGGATAATTCTATGTGCTTATCTTTTACTTTATCCATTTCTAAACGATATTTCTGTAGTTCATATCTCGCTTTCTCTCTAGCGCCACGAGTTCTACTAATTGCGTTGGCTTCATCATCAGTCATGTTGTTTACATCTTTGATTTTACTTGCTACTTCTGTGTATGCTGCCTCTGCATCTTCAACCGTTTTTGTCTGCGCCTTGATAGCTTTACCTAGTAATCTTTGACGTTCAGCTAATGCCTCTGCGTCCATACCTGTATCTTTAAACGCTTTCGATTGAGCTTTCAATGACCTGTTTAAACTTTTCAGTTCTCCCTTTGCTACTTTACTATCACGTATCATCGGGTGAATATCCATCGTTATGGTTGTGGATAACATAATATTATCTGCCATTCATTTTTGTGCTCCCTTCTAAAAAAACTATACATCTATATGTGTGCACACTTTTTACAGTTTTCATATTGGATGCTATGTATAAAATATCAGTTTTATTATATGAAAATAAGACAAAAAAATAAATGGGAGACAAGACAACATACCGTTATCATTGTCCCCCTATTTGTTATATCATTCTTAACATTTCTTCCGGTGATTTAGCTCCAGAGTTAGCACGTTTCTTACCTTTGGCTCTGTCGCTACCGAATATATTATTAAAGTCTTTCATGTCGATATCATCTATCTCATGAAGTTTATAGTTTCTGTTATCATGTAAATCACGATAGAGTTTGTAGATGTCTTCTACTACTTGCTCGGCGCTCTTTTCACTGGTGCTTTCTTCGCCGCTGGCTTGCCCTTTGTGTCTGCTACTTGGCTAAAGATGCCCTCTACTATCTCGTTAAATTCTTCCATATCGTCAAACTCTAAACCAAAGTTTAACTCATCGAATGAGAATTGGTTTCCGAATAATGCTACAATTGTAAATGACATTTCGTCAATAACTTCTAAGCCGTTATCGTTTTCGTCTGTTGCGCTTGCTTGTAGTGCTTTGATATTTTTATCCATTTCAGCTAATCTACGCATAGCACCTAAACTAATTTTTTCCTTAGTAAATTTCTTTTCTTTACCTTCAATATTTAATGTAATTTCTAACATAATTTTCTCTCCTTGAAATAATTTATTATTTTTTTATTTGTTTAAAAATTGTTTTGTTTCGTGAATCAATTTAACATAATTATAACTTGCAAAATCTTTGCTATAATTATTTATATTAACTTCATAAGGTGTACTGTTCGTGTACGTTCCTTTGAAGAATAATTCTGTTCTATCTTGTGTAACTCCAGCGTTATGAAAAATCTTTCTTTCATCCCACTTCTTAATATCATCAGTTGCCCATGTAAATTCCATATCTTTCGATACTCTAGGCATTTTCTCAAAGTAAGGCATGTTCCATAATGTAGCGACCATTTCCTGACACCACTTCTGATAGTTTGTTTGCCTGTCCTTAACGTATAACCATAGTTTAATACTATCTTCATACACTTTCTTGAAATATTCTGATGTTGGCTTTGACATAATATACTGTGCGCCAATAGAATTTTTATTCATTCTCTTGACATCATCAATTGATATTCCTACTATCTCAGCCATGTCTTTTATTAACTGTTGACCGTCTTCGCATTGTATGATATAATCATAATTAAGATAGCCGCCACAATCTGAACCGTACCAAACGCCTTCTAATGGATTTGGAATTTCAATTTCCTCGTTAATAATAACATCTGAATCCATAAAGAAATAAGTTTCGTTTTCTCTTGTTTTATCTTCGTTGAGATAACGATACATTAGATAAGGTTTGATGCTCGGTATATATGTTTTATCAAATCTATTATCATCATATACATGAACATTAACACCTAATTTTTTAATATTATTAACAACTTCGTCTTTATGCTTTGAGAATAAGATTACAATATCTTCTTTCTTTATTCCAATCTTTAACATTGCATAAACACAAATTTCAACTTCCCACTCAAATCGTAACACAGCAGGTTGTGCCATTATATATTTCAAATGTATCATCTCCCTTTTTAGATAGTTTATTTCAATATGTATACTCCCCATTGTTGGGGAGGGTCTAAGTACTACTACTCTTTCAACTTTTAACCTTCTACGGTTGTAGTTGTGGTTGTAGTTGGCTCTTCCGTTGTCGTTGTTGTCGTTGTTGCTTCTGTTGTTGTAGTTGTCGTAGTCGGAGCCACAGTAGTTGTGGTAGTAGTGACACTAGGGTAAAGTTGTTGTTGTAGTTGTTGTAGCTGCTCCATCACCATGGATAAGGTTCATGAATGCTTCTTCTGTGAAACCTGGTGCTTTGTCGTGTACACGAGCATATACTAAACCGTCAGTACGAGGAATGAATGTTCCTTCTAATTCTACTTGGTCTTGTTGTTCTGGTGCTTCGTCTTCCATTGTTTCTGCTGAACTTGATGGTAAACCGAAGTTTCCGCGAGTTGCACCGAAGTAGATGAATGAACCGTCATTACATTTGTATTTCCATGATACTGAAACGTATGGTGGAATTAAATCTTTAGAGTACATTTCAATTCCGTCTACAACGTTAACACCGATTAATTCAGCGCGTTCATTTGATTCTAAGTCTACGAAGTTACCTGTGATTGTAGCACCTGTAACACCTGAGTTTAATACTAATGCTGTTTCGTTATCTGCGAATACTTTACCTTGCTCTGATTCGATTTCTAATTCGATTTCTTGTAAGCCTGGAATTGCTAATAAATCTCCAACTTCTTCAACGCCGTTACCTACTTGTTTACGCATTACGAAATCTTGACAACCTATAACTACTTTATTTTTAGCCATAACTTAAATTTCTCCTTTATTTATATAAATTTTGTATCTCATGAATGAATTGTATAAATCTGAAAGTTCATCGTATTGTGAATTCTGATTTATCATAACGCAATTGTGTTCGTGTCTATATTTTTTATTTATATAAGTTGATATATCAAAACCTTGTGTTATACTGGCAGTGAACACCTCTACCGAAAAAACCAACTCATATATCTGACTATCGTTATCATTCCAAACTTTTTCCAACATTGTGATTGGGGTCATGCGAATCATTGGCGCATATTCATGTTTTCTGTATTCTTCTCTAATCGAATGAGTAAAAATAAAATTTTCATCATCTTCATTGATTTTTCTCATACTGTCCAACATTTCTGCCAATTCAACATCATTATTTAAAGCATCATATACTTGTAAGAAAGGGTCTTTAGCCATAATTATTTGCCTGCCTTTCTTAGAGCATCTTTAAATACCATCATTATAGGACCGAACATTTCTCTGTCCGTTTGCTCCATAAAGTTTTGTGCTGGTTGATGTATCGAACCTCTCACAACAGTACCACCGTCAGGAAAGTGCATGTACCAACCTAATCCTTTTGTTCTAAGGAAACCAACTTGAGATGTCGGTCTTAATCCACTTGTCTTAACTCTTGTTGTTTTGATGTGGTCTGCTGAGTGTCGAGGGTCTTCGTATTCTCCATCGAATAGTTTGCCTTGTTTATTCTCGTTACGAGGAGCGTTCATTGATAGTCTAGCTGCGTACATTTTAGCTGCCTTACTAACTGCTCTTTGTGCCTGTAAACGAGATTGAACAGCCAACTCAACAAATGCTTGGTCGATTTGAGCATCGCTCATCTCTTTACCTTCTCTACCTTTTCTACTCATAAAGCTCACAACCTATCATCGTGTAATCTTGGTCTTGATGATTAGGTTCCATCTTGACAATCTTGTAAATATGACCTTTAAATCCTATTTTCATGTCCGATTCAATTTCAATTCGTTGCTGATATCGAACAATTAAATTTAAAGTTACTCTACGAGAATCCATTGTAATACCACTTCTACTGTCTGTAGAAGTCATGAATTCTTTTAAGTTTGATTTTAAAACTTCACAGTAGATTGTATTTACTACTGTTTCTACATCTTCGTATTTACCTTCGCTATTTTTAACTTTTTTAATGTCGATGATTTCACATCTGTTATTTAATCTTCTTGCTTTCATTATTTATCATCTTCATTCTTAGAAGCTCTCGGCTTGCGTGCTGTTTTCTTAGGAGCAGCTTTAGCTTTGACTTCCTCTGTGTAGCCTGGTAATCTTTCTTGAATGCTCTTAGCTCTTACTTCTGATACTTCAATTTCTCGTCCTATTTCAAATACTTCTGAGAAATCATCTGCGTTTCTAAAGGCTTTTTTAACAACTAATTTAACCATAAATAAATCACTCCCAACTTTTCGTTATTAAGGAATCGGAATTTCTCCGCCCTCATTACCATAATCGAATGTGCCTGTTACAACATCTAATTTCGGATAACCTAGCACAGTGAATTGTTTAAACCTGTGTCGGTCTAAAATTAATGAGAACGCGAATCCCAATCCTCTACCCTCTTGTGCGCTAAATGTTGTTATAGCTTTTTGGTCGTACCATTGTTGGATGATGTATAACATTGCAACATCGAACTCCTCGGGATATCCACCCTCAAAGTCTTCAAGTTTTCTATTTAAGTATGATTCAACAAATGAGCTGCTAGCAGTTAAAAGTAATGTAATAATTGCATCGTCTGCATCATGTTCAACTCTTAAAAAAGTTTTCACTGTTTCCATATCTAATGCCATTCTAAATTACCCACTTTCTTATATTCATCGAAACCATCAACATACTCATCAATTCCATCCATAAGATATGGATTTAATACATCTACAATATCGAGTTTTGTCCATTCAACTGCTCGCTTAATATCAATCTCAAACTCGCTATTATTTTCGACAAATTCATATTCAGCATCATCTTTCAAATACATAAATTGTTGTAAAGCCCTTACGACAACCTTATTTTTCATTCGGCATTTTCCTTCCGTAAGGTATTCATGTGCCTAGACACTATGTAAAAGAGGACGAGATAACTCGTCACTCTATATATTAACCTGCTACTTGTGCTACAACAAGTGCTTGAGGATTAATAACTGCTCCGTCCATGTAACCATCGAATACTAGTAATTGAGTACCGTTTAATGATTGTTGAGTGTCTCCAGATACATATTGTAACTTGAAGCCTTCTTTAACCATGATACCGTATGCTTGTGATACGTTACCGAAGATGATTCCATCTGCTTCTACTAATTGGTCAGAAACTACTACTGGTAAACCTAATAGAGTTTGTTGTAATTTACCGTTAACAACTCCACCTTGTACATATTTATGACCGTTACCGTCTTTAAGTTGAGTTAATTTACCGAATAAAGCACGAGACATGATGAACTGAGAACCGTCTAAATATGCAGGTTGAATTGCATTATAGATGTCAACAATTGCGTCATAGTCTACAGTTGCAGGTAATGTAACTTTGTTTAATTCAGCCATAGATAAAGCGTTAGCTGATAAAATTCCTTGGAATTGGTCATCAGTGTTTACGCCTTTTAACGCTGAACGTTCAATAGCTTCGCCTGTTTTCTTAGCTAATTTATTTACTGAATAGTTAACGATATCGAATCCAGCATCATTTACTAATTGGTTAGTTAAAGTAATAGCTGCACCTACACGTTTTTGTCCTAATTTAACTGTGTCAAATTTAGCACGGATTGATGGTACTTCTTCGTTTTCTCCAACGAAACCAGCTTGGTCTGTTGAATTGTCAATCGGAATACGTAATTCGCCTTTTACTGAGTTGAAACGCATAGCTGAACCGAATACGTTAGAGAATGATTCGATTTTTTCAATGATTTCTTGTGCTACTGTTACTGGGATAATAGAAGCTCCGTCACCTGTAGTATTAACATACTGCGCACGTTCTTCCCCTTCTTGCTTACGTAAAAATTGTTCAATTGCTCTTGTTTCTGATTGTTTGTTTGACATGTCTCGTTCCTCCACTGATTTTTCATTTTTTTGTAATTCTAATGCTTCGATTGTTGCGTTGATATCTACTATTTCATTTTTAATTGCATTAAGCTTATTGCTTTCGTCAGAATTTACTGAACGACTTTCTTTTTCAACACTATTTAAAATAACATCTGATTGCTCAAATAAAGAGTTACGTTTTTCAACTAATTCTTTCATATTCATATTATTCTTGACCTCCGCGTAATTGCTCGAATTCTGCTCTAAATAAAGAAGAAGCACGAGTTTCTGATTCTACATCTGGCGTTCTGTTTCCAATACCAGCTTGCTCAGTTGTAGTTGTAGTAGTAGTTGGTGCAGCAGTTGTAGTTGTTGTAACAGTTTCTCCATTTTGTACACCTGGTACATCGTCAGGATGTGAACCGTCAAAATCTGCTACTGCTCCTGATTGTGATTCAGGTTCGTTAATAACTTTACCGTCTGCATCAGTTACAGGAACTTTAGTGTCGTCATTGTATGAACCTTGACCATCAATCTCTTTATCTCCTGCATACTTAGAAGTGTCTTCGCCTTCTTTAATAACTTTATGGTTAGCGTGAACTTCTCCTTCTGCTACTCCTGCTTGCTCCGAAGATTGTTGTCCTGCTGCATAATTGTCTTTCTGTACATTTACATCGTCACCGTTTTCGTCTTTCCCTATCGTTCCTCGCAATTCTTTTACTTCTTTTGTCAATTCTGTGATTGCATTAAAAAGTTGGTCAACTGAACGTTGTTCCATAGATATTGCCTCCTTTATATTTTGTGGAACTGTTTCGTTAGATACGTCTAGTCCACGACTAGAAATAGTAGAAGCTGCATAAGCAGGTCTTCTCACTGCTGATACTTCAAGCAATGCTAAATCTGTAACAGTTCTTTCGTATAAGTCTGAGCGCACCGAACGCCAATCATCTTCTACTGCGTAAAAACCGAATGACATATTAGTGATAATTCCACTCTTAATCATTTCGTAATAGTCACGCCCTGTCGATGTATTAATAATCCTTGCTTCCATGAACAATCCTGTATCATCTTCCGATAATGTGAGTGTGCCATTTTTTGTAGAAGCAAGAACTAATGAATCGTCATGCTCAGCCAAGAAATCTATATCGTCTCCATCATTCACTGACTTATTAATTGCTCGTGTGAAAGCACCGGGTGCTATCTTTTCGACAAATTTATCCTCAAAACCTAGCTCATATGATAGTTGGTTAGTCATATTGACATATCCTGAAACCATCATATCACCGTCAGAAGTCATGTGTGTTTTCTGTATACGAACTTCTAAATTATTCTTTGCGCTGTTTCTCGTCATCGTCTTTCTCACCTTCCTTAATATCCTTGTCTAAGTTATCAGTATTTGAATCATCTTTCACTTGTTCTTCATTACTAACCTTTTCATTTGGGTCTTTATTCGGCTCCAACTGTCCATCGTCTCCTTTTATAGAGTCAACGGGATTTTCAGGGTCGAACTCAATACCCATATTAGGATTGAACGCTCTGCCTGTTTGAGTGTTGTAGAATACTTTCCCTTGTGATAAGAACATGTAATTGTTTTCAAGTTTAGGAAGATTTAATACTTTTCTTATTTCATTTTGCGTTACTGAACTTGTTTCGTTTAGAGTTTTAGCAATTTCTGCTTTCTCTTGTTCAGTTACAACTAATATTGCAGAAGTGTCGAATTTGAAATATAATCCTGATTTCTTTTCGCTTTCAAGCAACATTGTTTTGTTTAACGCTTTTTCGATATTAATTAAGATGGGTTCTAATGTGTATTGTAAAAAGTGAATATTGTTTTCTTCGTTTGAATTGTACTTATTTGCATTAGCATTTATCATTGATTCAGGAATGTTAAATAATCTTGCTATATCAGACAAATGACCTTTTTTAGAATCAGTTAATTCTAATTCATTTGGTTTCATTGATACAGGTTGGTACTCCAATCCTTCTTCAAGTAATACCGTCTTACCAGCTTTGCCGGTACCCGTGTATAACGCTTCCCAGTCTTGTCTTATACGACCTATTGCTTCTGGGCTTAACTGTGTAGCTGATTTTAATACTGCTAATGGAAGTGAACCATTTTTCAAAATTGACGAAGAATAATCAATTTCGTCTAAGGCTGCTGAAAGTATTCTGTGACCTTCATTAAGTATGCCTCTTGGTTTGAATCCGTCCTCGGTGTCCTTTAAGATACACGCAACATCAATTGTTTTAATTGTATCTTCTGGCTGACCATCAAGATGTATTTTATATTTAGTGATATACCCTTGTTCTTCAAATCTAATAACTGATATTTTTTCTACTGGTAATCTGTATAAATCCTTCACAGCATTACTGCGAACTTTCTTACGAACGTATAAATACGAACCGCCATAGAATAAATAATCTGTAACCAAACGCTTTTTAAGCGTTGTGGAAGTTTGTGCGTCATTAGGTTCTTGGTTTAGCAAAAATAGTCTATCGTCATCTTTTATCAGTTCTGCATCGCCCTCACCATCTGTTGTGTACAGATTGATAGGAAGTTTTGCAATCGCTGATGTGATTAAGTTGATAGAGGAAGCTACGGCTGGAATTTCCATTGCCTCTGCCTCTGTTATTTTTGTATGCCCTGGTCTGTTTTGTACTACAAAGCCATCGCGTGGTACTGATTGATGGAGTTGTTTTTTGGACCCCGAAGATTTAACGTTTTGTCCTGATAATTGTTTAATAATATCATCTAATAATGACACACGTTAACCTCCTTGTTTTTTAAAATGATATGAGACCTCTGTGTTCATACACTGTACTTACATCGCCTAATTCTATATCGGCAACCCATAAGTTAGTGGCGTTGAGGAGTGAAACTACCATATCAATTTTTCCTATACTACGTTTCTTGTTTAAGAATGATTTCATGTTGCTATCATAAACAACACGTACATTTTTAAAGTTTATTTCCATTAAATCATTTGGTTCATAATACCACTTACCTGATAAGATTGTTTCTTTAATCTTTTTGTTTGTGGAATGTAAAGTGTTACCGTTTTGTCCAATTACTGTTGTTTCTATCTTGCCTTCTTGTGACCACCTATTTGCTGATGATATTGCATTATGCCTGTCATATCCAATTCCTTTGATTATAACGCCATATTTTGCTGGTAGGCTCATTACAAAATCTTCTACAAATCTATAATCTATAATTCCTTCTCCACAAAAGAAGACCCAACCACTATCTCGCATTGAGAAATAATCAAGTCGTTCAACTGCGGTCTTTTCTTGTGCTCTATCGGTTGGCAAGAACGCCCATGACATATTATAGAATGCGTCATTTTCAGCATCATAATGCACCATAGCAATTGAAGTATTATCGTTTGTAACCGACATATCGACTCCGATGTATACTTCCTTGCCTCTCCAATTAATTTCTTTTTCTTTTACTCTACCTTTTCGTAATTCATCTATAGTAACGTATTGCTCTGCTACGTCCCCATCTATAAATATGTTTAAATGTTTAGTTAAATAGTTACTGCGTTCAGAGGGAGTTAAAACTGCAATATCTCTCTTTTCTTTTATGTCCTCAAAATTCTCTTCAATCTCCTGCATCAATGGATTGGCTTCTAAAATAGCCTCGTCAGTATACCATTCTTTAGGATTGTTTGGTTTATATATAAGTGAAAATATTTTTTCATTATCATAATGACCATCTAATACTTTTTCACAACGGTCAACTTCTACTGTCATTGCATTTTCAGTAGTTTCATAAGCTGTTGATATTAGTACGCCTAATTTATTAATCATGTTTAACTGTGATGATTCCATTGCACGAATTGGGTATGCGTCACGCAAACTGCCCACTTCATCTGCTACGAACACATTTGCTTTACGTCCATCGAGTCTTCCATCGCTGTTTGCAAGTGGTACCATCTTACTTGTTGTTGCTGCACATCTAATCTCTGACCGCAATACGGAAAACGCATCTGAAATGTCAGGACTAACCGCAATCATTTTACCCATTTCTTCTTTGATAATACTAGATAACTGTTTATCTGGCGCTACTGAATAGAACTCTGAAAAATCTGGCTCCATTAATAGAAGTAGTATGAAAATAAGTCCCACAAGGAAAGTTTTTCCATTTTTACGCCCTATCAGCAATACTGATTTTTGATATCTTCTTTTGTTTGGATTTGCTTTATGTTTCCAAGCTAATGTATTTGCTAAGAAATACCATTGGAAAGGCGCCAACGAATCATATGCAGTCATACCGACTCTGTGACCATCTGACATTTTAACCAATTTTAAAAAGTCATCAATTAACATTAAGTCATCTTCGTTTAAAAAATACTTACTATCTTCATTATCCATTTCTTGTAAAAACTTTTTACATTCTTTAACTATATACTCCCCCGCTGGAGAAGTACCATTAACAACATTTAAAGCGTATTTATAGGCAGGATGATTTAAAATATAATCACTATGCTCTATTTTAATCAACCTCCTTGTTTACTTAAATGCGATATGTATTAAAATAAAAATAACAGATTGGAATTAACCAATCTGCTACAACCAAATATTACTAAAGGGATGATTGCCGTGTGATAACGGCAATTATGTATGAGGGTGTTCCGACCCTCGAAAGCTCGTAACCATTAAAACGGTCATCGCTAAGTTAAAGAAATCCCACATAATTTCTTATGTATAGAAGATGTGACTTAAACCTACACTATCACATCTGCGTTGTTGAAAGGAACTTATATGTTACATTAATTTTTTAATTGTTTTTCCTGTATCATCTAACAAATACACTGAGTCTATATAAAAGTTTTCATTGCAACAATTATAATTATCATCACGTTTTTGTTCAAATTTCTTATCTCTATATAGATTTATTTCTCCATCTCTAGCTTGGGCAGTGACCATTTCACTTTTTGATTGAATACTAGAAATTTCAATATAATCTTCATAAATTTTATGTGTTTTATGGTGTTTTTTTGTTTCAGGTAATTTTATATCTTTATTTTCTATTTGAACAATTCCTACTGCGTATATACATTGTCTATTTAATCTCTCTATCATATCAGAATCTACCTCATCTACTATTACAGTTTTTCGAGAGTTTTGATGTGCTAATGATATACTATTTGCAACATCTGTTGCTTTTGATGAAATAGAAATATACGGTAATTTATGTCTTTCGGCTAACAATTTCAATGTTGTTGTCTTTCCGCTTTTTCTTTCGTATTTACTTGATGGAATAATTCTTTGTTTTATATCTGATGAATATAACAACTCAATAAAGTCATCAAAAACCTCATGACTTCCATTTTCTATAAAATTTTTATCTTCTTCTTTTTTCTTGTTCACTTGTAATATCATATCTATCTACCTACCTGTCTAATTTTAATTACTTGTGAAAGTAATATGTATGCTCCCAGCTACTTTATTTAGACTCGACCTGGGAAATCGAGTATAGTATGGTAAAAATGGACTACTACAATCCGTATGTAATTGCTCACACCCACGTAAGGAATGAGCTTAATCACTATGTATGTGGGCTTCTTTTTATAGTAGATACCCCACGGAACTACTTGTCATCTTTCATTTTGAAGAATGAACAAAACTCCACGCCTTATTATACTGTAGGACCAAACAGTCGCTAAGCATTAAGCAAGAGGTAGCTAACCTCTCACCTTAAATCATTCTTACCTTTAACCTAACTCGATAAGATAAGTCGCTTGGTAGATACGTTTGCAAGCAACAAGTTTTTTGTAACACAGGAACCTATAACTTCTTTATACTCCCGCATAGTCTGAGAGTTATGTATCGCCACCTCGAACCTGCAACTCAGTGGCATTAGCTAGCGTCCTCGCCAGTTTTTTGTACTCAGGAAATCTTGCGAAAGAAATCCACATATATTCAAGATATACTAGACTTCTCTTAATAATCATATGTAAAAGATTCCTTTAACCTGTAACTTGGAATCGTGCTATCGAATATCTCCTAGTCTGATATTCGATAAGTTTTTTTGTACACTCAGGTCTTGGGAACATTCTCAAAGAGTTGTTCCGTAAGGTCATTATTCTTCTATCTGTTCAAAAGCAACATCTAATAAATAAAGGAAATCACTCAATATGATTACTTCTCCAAACTTATTATCAACTAGCTCTGCAAAGTCTAATACTTCATCTTCGTTTTTGAACCTAGTATTTTTTATTCCTGCTAGTAACATCTCTGTGATATCGTCTGACTTTTTAATTTTTATATCGTGAAAAAACTTTATCATTTAAATGCTCCTTAATTTTCTATTATGTATACGGCAGTTTTTACACTGCCGAAAGAGGATGATTATATGAGTGAATAATCAAGCAACAATTAAGTTGCTATGTATCGCTACCGAACTCGTGAGTGAACGGTAACGGAACGCTTATTGTTTATTGGAAAAGCGTACGAAAAACAAATTATATTATAATTTAATTGTTGTTATACTGTCAATATCTTCTTCATCAAAGATAATTAATTT